CGGAGGCGATGAGGCGAGCGTTGGCTTCCATCTCAGGCGTAGGAAGTCCGTCGTATTCAGCATCCCATGTTTGTCCAACGCGGTATTTACCAGCGTATAAAGTACATCCGTAAGTTTCCCAAGGGCCGGGGGTATAGGGTGTTTTCATGCGTAGATGTTTTCGGTTTCGGGGGTTTCGGCGGTGACGATTCGCGTCGTTTCGAGGAATTCGGACAGTTCACCAAACTCCTCGCGCGCGGCGAGGGCTGCGTTCCGCGTGGGGAATAGACACGGTTCGTAGTTCTCGCCGTCGTATGATGCGCGGAGGTCTGACCAGCCGCCGGTTGAGGTTGAGAGTTGGATTTTGTATCTCATAACTTCGCGCGCGTAGGGTTTTAGAGTGCTGCCGTCCAATTGTTGGCAATCCAGTTCCAGACTTCCTGCGCGGAGTCTTCATGCTCTGAGGAAACACCATTACCCAATGGCGTTGCGGTACGCTCAAAGTTGAGAACCAAACGCTCTCCGAATTCCGCGCGGATCATCGATTCCAGATTGTCGCACATGCGCGAAACGTCGGACTCGGTTGCGGTGCTGCCCCAATAGGAAGGTTCCGTGGGGATTTGGATGAATACTTCGGTTTTTCTGCTCATTGGATGCTTTAGATGCGGATAGATTGGCCTACCCTTTCGCGTCACGCGTTGCCGCATGGCGCGCGGAGGATGGGTCAACGGTCTGCGTTGCAATAGGTGCGGTAGTCTATGCGTCCGATCAGATAATCCGCACACGCGCGCGAACGGTTTTCTGGCCATCCGACAGGGCCTGTCAGCCAGTCGAATATGTCAGAATATGTGAGTCCGCGCGCGGACTTGCGTGCGTGCGTGAGGTTACCGTTGATCAGGTTGTCCACGGCCGTTTCTATGCGTTGGATTGATGTCATTGGATGCGTTGGGTTTAGGCTAGGTTGAACAGCGCGCGGAAGTCTGCGTAGTCGTGGCAAAGGTCGGTTGAGAAGCGGTAGACTCCAATGTCCTCCTGTCCATCGGCGCGTTTGACGGTGACATATTGCCAACGCTCATTGGCCAGGATGAAAGGCTCTTCGAAGGAACGGAGGCGGATGAATTCAAGGACTTTCATTTGATTGGATGCGTTAGGTTAGGGTTAGAAAGTGCAGCAACCGCAGCATGGCGCGTCTTCGCAGCGGCCGCGCGCATTACGCGTTCCCGTCCAACCGGAGGATAGTTTGACGCATACAAGACCGGATTCTTCCGGCATGTTTCCGGTGCAAGCGTTGCAGTCTATGCGCCAGACACGGCCGCGCTTGGTGACGGTGCCAAGGCCTGAGGGAACGTATTCGTGACATTGGACACATTGTCCGGGATAACGGTTTGTCATTGGATTGATGGATTGGATGCTTTGGATTGGAGACTAAAGACACGTTGCAGACTACCGTTCCCGATAGCCTGACACGTTGCTTTAACCGGCCGTTGTGATGCGTTGCACCCGTTTTGCACCCGTGCCATGCGGTTTGAATCCGACGATGAACCCACGGTTGCCTTTCGCGCATAGGCGGCACTTGTCGCACGAAATACCGTCAACGCGTTGGGCCGGACAGATGACCACGCGGTTGCCATCGGGTGTTGTGAAACGGTCCGCGCTGTCCTGAGGGACAACGGCCGCAACCGGAAGACCTAGTTTGGCCAATTGGTCCGCATGATTGACGGAATTGGCGGACAGGTTGACAACGAAACCACGCTCATTGGCGGACCGTAGTGCGGACAGGTTATCTGGCGTCAACGGCTTGTGAGTGTAGGTGAAACCGCGCTTGCCGACGTTTGCTTCCGTCAATTGCGAAAGAGCGGTTGCGTCAATTGAATCACCAACACCGGGCAAATCACCGGCTTGGTTGTGACGCCACAATTGGCCAGCTGGGAAAGAACGGACCTTAGACAGGAAAGCGGACCAATCAAAACCGCGCTGTCCGCTTGTTACTTTAGACCAATGTAACGCAAGCGGACCAGAGTCGGCATAGCAGCCGGATTTCTTGAATGGGCAGGCTTCCGGGCAGGTATCGGCGGCCGACGTTGAAACCGGAATAGGGCCGGTTTTGACGTTTGAAGACTTGAGGGTTAGGTGAACGTTCATTGGATTAGTGGTTAGGAGTGAAACCGGCGGACGTTTCTAGGTACGCTTGGAAGATGACGAAAGCGATGAATAGGGCCGCGATGGCGAGGCGTTTCAGGGTGGGGCGTTTCATGGATTAGATAGCGTTGACGTCACCAAAGCGAGCGGGGGCGGGGGCGAAAACGAGGTTGAGAACCCAAAGTCCTTCGTCTTCGTCGCCTTCGATGCGTTGGTCATCTCCGAAGATAGTGACTCGATTGGGAAAGCTGTCCCAATCCACGTCCATGAAACGGGAACGGAGGAAGGCGATTGCTGCGTCAACGCTTTCGAATGAGATGGGGACGTCAACGGGGAGTCCGGTTGCGACGGAGTCTGCGACGGCGGTGAGGAGGGATTCGTTGGTGAAAATTGCGGTGAGTTCAGCTATGTTTTCTGCGGTGACGGTGAGGCCGAGGCCGAGGTCTTCGCACTCAGGGAAGAGCGTGTCGCCGATAGCTAGTGTTCCGTTGAAGCCGTCTTTTCTGTTCATGGGGTGACGATAGGTGACGGGGTGGAATGAGTCAAAAGAAAATCAAAAATATTTTTGAGAGAGGGGCGAAAGGTGCGGATTCATTGGGGAAAACGCATAAAAAATTTTTGAGAGCGTTTACCTGGCGAAGTCAAAAATCGAATTTTTGAGGGGTGGAAACCGATTCCTTGCCGGATTCCTTAGCGTTCCGTAGGTTGCCGGAATGAAAATGCCAAAGGAAGTCTGGCGTGAGGCTTGCAACCTCTACCTTGCCGGAATGGATTGGGAGACGATAGCGGGCAAACTAGGCGTGAATAAAACGACTCTATGCAAACGAGCATCTCTAGAGGGAGTGACGAAAGTTAAGAGGGAGATGCAAACGGTTTGCATTGAAAAGAAAACCGAAAGCTTAGAATCGCTTTCGATCCTTGTCAGGAATCGCCTTGCCGCCGATGCAGCTGCAACGATTGAGAGGATCGAAGGTTATTCGTTGGACGGCATCAAAGATGAATCGGTTCGTGAGACTATTCTGGGCAGTGTGGCAAAGCGTTCCGCGCTTGTGTTTGGCTGGTCGGAAACTGGTGAGCAAGCGAGCGTGTCCATCAATCTGTTGGGTCAGATGCCGGATCGAATCACGGAGATTCAAGTCATGGGAGAACCGGAAACGAAGTAAATATAACACCCATTGTGCGTCGCAGGGAAACTTATAATCAGCATAAGTTTTGCTTATGACAGAAAAGGATTCTTTTTCCTAGGCTTGGCACACTTTTTGACGTAGGACCTGGCACCCCCTTTGCGGGTGGGCTTCGTTTACGATACCCCCCTCAAAAATTTTCCACCTTTTTGACCATGATAAACAAAATCAAAATCGGTCAAACTGTATCTTTAACAACCGCTGAGAGGAAGTTGGCCCACTTCATCGCCAAGAATCGCAACGGCAATAATCGTCATTTCAACATTACCAACCTGAAGATCAGCGCGCAGGATTCTGCGACTGTGGATTTGGAGGGTATATGCGGCGAGATAGCGTTCTGCAAGTTGTTCAACGTGTATCCTGATCTGGATACCGACCGCGATCCTCCGCATCCGCTCTACGACGCGACAATCCCACCACCGCCGGGATATCGCATCGATGTCAAAACAACCAAGTACGAGACTGGAAAGCTACTAGTCGATGCGCGCAAAGGCCCGAAAACCGATAGCGTTGATTTCTATGTCCTAATGACCGGCTCATTCCCAGGTCCGTACACATACCGTGGCATGATAGCGCGGGAGACGATCATCGCGCCTCATCGGATCGAGACGATTAAGGGTTATCGCTCATACGCCGCCATCCAATCGGAGTTAGTGGCCAACCCTATGGACGACACATTTTAATTGACGCGATAAGCATTTCTATCGCTCCATCCCGCGTAACGACCCTAAGCAGGGCCACGGATTGGTCATCCGTGGCAAACGTCTAAGCGGCAATGACACTCCGCATCGGAAGCGGTTGGATAATCAGCCACCGTGTGGTGGATGGATAGCCAGCCATAACGCAGATAACGTCGGTTTACATTTTTCATCTCATGTCTTGTCCTAATGTCTTCAACGCCTTTGCGGTGGCTACCGAGTCGCTCGCTCAGGACGTTTATAAACGCGCCTCGTACCGCTCGATGTGGCTCAACATGATTGAGCGCGGCGAGTATCCTCAGGGTAC